AAATGGATGACTTAGGTCCCGTCAATGTGCGGCACCTAAACAACCGGTCGCTCCACGACCGGTTGCGCCGTCGTAGTCCCTTGTCGGACTACATCCCACAGTGCCAGGCGGCGGCACTATTCCCGCCGTGTAGCTACATGGCACCCTCGGGACAGATGTCTGTTGACGTCTGTTTTTCGGTGTTCGACGGTGACTCGTCCTACACCCTAAGCAACCTCCCTCCAGAGAGGGAGTTCGCGAACGTGGAAGTCATGTTCCACGTTCAACGGCCAGAAGGGGGGACGCCTGCAGCCCCGACCCCCAGGGAGCACTGGCATGCTCACTCCCGCACCTATGGTGCGAGAGTCTTCCTGGGGGCCGATGATGGGCGGTCGGGCCTGGGCGGATCGGCGGCGTACGCCGGTGCCGCCGTCGGTTCCCGCGCCCCTCAAGGGGGTCCACTCCCCGCGGCGCCGGCTGATCCCCCGGATCCGCCGCCCCGCCAACCACCTCAACCGCGGGTAGTGGAATCGGCCGAACCTCCTTTCGAGGAGTCAATTTTGTCGGTCGAGGCTGGACGTCCCCACCAGCCAGTAATCGTGGAGGGCCCCGTTACTGGGCCCCGCCCTCCAAACCCCCAACCTCAGGCGCGAGGTGGGGGTGGATCTTCCGCCGTCGTGCCGGCCGGCGGAAAAGCGCCAGTCAAGCCTAAAGGAACTTAATGAATAGTTCCATACAGGCACGACGTGAGGCATTGGGAGCGTTCGGAGACAAGCTCTATGATTACATAACCGAACATGCTCCTTATTACCTCACACAATTCAACGGGTCAGTTGACCACGATTTCCCGCTCTATGAGCGTCGACAGCCGGCACTGTCGGCTCTCGGGGGAATCGTGCACACTGCGGTGAGTGTACTGGCCCTCCCTTTCCCGCTTCAGATTCACCTAAGTGAAGCGGATGTTATTTCTTTGGTACACCTGGCGTACGGTCCCCCGGCCTTGGGAGAACGTGCGTCTGATTGGCCCGCACTCAAAGGCTACGTCAGCGCTTCCAAACAAGCTGACGGTGAGTACGGTTTTGTTGGGTCCAAGTTGATCAAGGATAAGGATTTTCGCAAGAAGATGTATCCTTATAAATCAGCACCCGCGGCTGGGGTAAAGAAAAATCTGTCAACATCTTCTTTACTCCAAAGTTTCGCTGGGAGGTACGGGACCCGGTGGTTGGGTAGGCTGGCTTCTTTTACTGCCGGCCTACTAACCGATGACCAGCTCCAGATGGTCATTCTATGGGGTGCAGCTACTGAGCACCACTTTGGAATGACCTCCTACTGGTATGCCACCCAATTGGCGACGGGGGGCGAGTTGACTAAGGGCTTGAGTGTTGTCCTCAAGGCAGTCGGGGCCAACTCTACTCGGAACGGATCCTTCTTCACAGAAGGTGATTCTCTCCTAGGTAGAGGTGTGAAACCTGTAGACTGGCTTAAGGAGAACAGTTCTCGAACTGACAGTAGCCTCGTCGCCGAGCAAGTGGTGAACGTGGATCCTGAGGCAATCAGGCCGCACATCCGGAAGATCTTAGACACTGAACTTCCGGACGACTGTGTTCTCCCAGATATTGATGATTTCTGGACTAGTCGGTGGGCCTGGTGTGTCAACGGATCACAGAACGAGGTGTCGAATCGGGTTCTCGGCATCGACCTCGCTGGTTATGGAACCCATGAAAGATTCTTCCGGCGCATGGCCGCGGAAGCAGTGAAGGATGAACCTGTCACGGGTTGGGACGGAGTCACACACGCCTCTCCATCTTCAAAATTGGAGGCGGGTAAGACTCGAGCAATCTACAGCTGTGACACTAGATCATACTTCGCCTTCTCATACATCCTCAACGATGTACAGAAGCGCTGGAAGAACCGCCGTGTCCTCCTCGACCCGGGGCAAGGCGGCACGTTGGGGGTCGCGCAGCGCATTCGGGGCATAATGCGCCATGGGACTTGTCATTTGATGCTTGACTATGACAACTTCAACTCCCAACACAGCAATTCAACTATGTCAACTGTCTTTGAAGAGCTGTGCGACAAATACAATGCCCCACCTTGGTATCGGGAGAAACTGGTTTCCAGCTTTCACAATACCTACCTCCACACCCGCGAGGGCATCTCCAAGGTACTAGGAACCTTGATGTCAGGGCACAGAGCCACCACGTTTATAAACTCTGTGCTCAATGCAGCCTACCTTCGACTGGCCGGCGGGGCGGAGTGGTATGACAACAGCTACGGTTTCCACACAGGCGATGACGTCTACCTACGGGCAGGCGGCTTAGTAGAGTGTGGCAACATACTAGCTAGAGCTCGGAAACTTGGTTTACGTATGAACCCCACGAAGCAGTCAATAGGGAGAGTGACTGCTGAGTTCTTAAGGTGTGCCCACGGAAGTAACAATTCCCGGGGATACCTTTGTCGGTCTCTCCCCGCCTTGGTGAACGGCAATTGGGCTAATGATAAAGAATTGTCCCCTCGTGATGCGCTATCAACTCTAGTTACTAGTTGTCGCTCCGTCACGAACCGTTCCCAAGGAGGTAACATCGGCTGGCTCATTGCAGCCTCGTCAAGGCACGAGTACGGCCTCAAGCGCCGTGTCTTGACGGACATTTTAAACGGCCGGGTAGCACTAGGCAACGGGCCGTGCTTCAACTTTGACGACTACATTGTCTCAATAGAAGTCAAAGAAGAAGTCCGGCCCCCGCCTGAGAACGATCGCAGGTGGCCGGCCTGCGCTACCCTCGACTATTTAGGGAAACACTGCACTGACCTGGAACGTCGTGCTTTTGCCCTAGCTTTGGTTGATCCCACGCAGAGCATGGTGTACTCATCCTATTCCAAAGGGTACACCGCTGCTGAGCAGCAAGAGGATCAAGCCATTAGCTTTGGCAAAATCACCACGCGCCAGGGAAACACCATGTGCTACGCGGAAGATCTAACTTCAGTCCGCGTAGAAAGTGGCGTGCTAGCCGGTTTCCCTCTTATCCAACTAATTAAGTCACAACTCTCCACTTCACAACTCTCGGAGCTGTGCTTATTAGCTGGATCTCCTGCTCCTCCAACGCGAGTTTACGAGCACGCATTCGGCGAGGCCTCTAGACCCCACAACTTTCTAGCGGTCATGCCTTATGCCGATGCAGCCGCGTTGCAGGCCCGAACTACCGCCGATACCATCGTATCGGCGATCCCCTTATACATGTAAGGGACGGGCGTATGAGCATAACA